GAACTGTATACTAGGCGCCTATACCAGCCGACCGCGATAAGGCTGGGCTAACGGGGGGTCCATGTACGCTTACACGAAGATGCCGCAGCCGCCGGCGCCGAGTAACCCCGACGAGGCCGCGCGCTGGGAGCACACCCGGCATCGCCGTGCGCTGATGGAGGGACGCTGGCAGCGCCTCCTCGAGGACCGGCTTCAGATGCAGCTGGGCAGCACGCGCCGGCAAGCCTGGGGGGTGAGTGACATAAGCAGCAACCCGTTTAAAGTCGTGGCTACTGAGCTAGCCACCCTATATGACGCCCCCCCGGACGTTTCCCACAACACGGCCGGTGGAGCGGTCGACGCGCTGTGCGGGTCTAACGGGCTCATCGCGCGTGCCGGCCTCTGGCCGCAAATGTCTCGCTTTCAGAGCATGGTCATCGCGCTCCGCGAGATGTGGATGCGCATCGACGTCGAGGACAACCGACTGACGTACCGGCCTGTCTCGCCCGATATGACCATCGCCGAGGCCGACCCTAGCCGGCCTACCGTCCCCCTGGCGTACGCAGAGATCCGACTGCGTCACTTCCGCGGCGAGGTTGTGTGGCTCTGGGACGTGCTGGACATTCGCGACCCGGCGAACCCTTCCTACACGGTGCGTGTGGCGAAGGACGGCGGCATGGGCGAGGACGTGACTTTCGAGGTGCTCGGTGCCACCTACTCGGGCGAGGCGTACCCGTACCGTCGCGCAGACGGCACGCCGATTCTGCCGGTCGTGCTCTACCACGCGAGCCTCTACGGAGACCGACTGTTCGACGCCTTCAACGGCATTGAGCTCTATGAAGGCTCCCTAAACCTCGCGGTGTACTACAGCTTCCTCGCGCACACGCTTCGTGATGCGTCGTTCCCGCAGCGATGGGCTATCGGCGTGCGTGTGGCTGGCTCCGATATGGTCGACGGCGGCACACGCGGGCAGCGCGTCGAGGTCGTGACCGACCCGACGACGATCCTGATGCTCGACGCGGCGATGGAACAGCAGCCACAGGTTGGACAGTTCGACGCGTCGGCAGACGTGGAGAAGCTGGAGGCGACCATCGCGGCTATCGCCCATCGCCTCGCCACCGACGCGGGCCTCTCGCCTAGCGAGCTCCAGCGCACGAGCGGGAGCGCCAAGAGCGGCTACGCCATCAGTCTGTCCTCCGAGGGTAAGCGGACGGCACAGAGGAAGTACATCCTTCAGCAGCGCGACGCGGACGAGCGCCTCGTCGCGATCTCGGCAGCGTTGTACAACAGGGCCACTGGGTCGCAGTTCCCCGAGGGCGGCTACTCGGTCATGTACCGGGAGATCCCGCTCTCGCCTGAGGAGATGCAGGCTCGCCGCACGCACGCGATGGAGATGATGGAGGCCGGCCTTATGGACAAGGTCGAGGCGCTGCGCCTCTTCGGGTCGATGACGCACGAGGACGCCGTGGCGCGCCTCGAGCAAATCGCCCTTGCTAAGGCGGCAGAGGCCCGCATGCTGGAGAGCACGCCGCCGGCCGTTGAAGAAGGAGAAACAGGAGGACGGCCGGCGACGGCCGCACCCGATGTATCCCCTGCTCACGCAGAGGCGATGGATGAAGTGGCCGAGGAACTCGACGCGGCCGAGGAGGCCCTCGCCGCTCTCGACCTGGACGAGGCAAACGCGGCCGTCGTGGCGGCGGTCATCGAGAGCCTCCGCGAGGCGCGCGGCTACCTCGGGCTCGGCCCGAAGGTCGAGGCAGAGGTCGAGATCCACGAAGACGTGGAAGAAGACGAGGCGACGACCTGATGCCGTTCATCAGCGACAGGCAGCGCGACTATCTGAAGCGCGAGCACCCCGAGGTGTATCGGCGCTTCCTGCGTGACGAGCGCGCTATGGGCTTTGAGCTCCGCGCACCCGTCGAGGTTGCAGCAGTCGCGAAGCGCGGGCTCGAGAACCGGCGCAAGTACGGACGAGGCGGGACGCTGGTCGGTGCACGCCGCGCGTCGCAGCTCGCGAGCCGCGACGTGGTGAGCATCGAGACCATCAAGCGCATGGTCGCGTACTTCGAGCGTCACGAGGTGGACCTCGAGGCGCCGGCCGCACGACCAGGACACCCGCAATATCCGAGCGCCGGGCGCATCGCGTGGGACCTCTGGGGCGGTGCCCCTGGTCGTGCGTGGGCGCGTCGACAACTAGCAGTCTGGGAGCGCGTGCAAGCCGCACGCGAGGAGGAAGAATGACCGAGGAAGGAACCACGACCACGACCACGACCACGGCAGAGGCCGGCGACAACGGAGCGGGCGCCCGCATCCGGCAGCTCATCGCTCGCGTGAAGGAGCTCGAGGGGCGCGTCAGCGAGCTTACCCCGCTCGCGGAGAGCGCCGAGAAGTACCGGGCTCAGATCGAGGAGGTCAAGGCCGCGAGCAAGGCCGAGCGCGAGGCGCTCCGCACTGAGCGCGAGATCGCCGCGGCTGGCATCACTGATGCCGAGGGTATCGACTACGTACAACACGCCTACAGCCGGCTCCCCAGCGAGGGACGTCCCCCGCTCGCGGAGTGGCTCGGCAACAAGGACGCCCTCCCGAAGGCAGTGCGTGCCTACCTGCCTGAAGCTGCGCCCGCAGCTCCAGCAGCTCCTCCGGCACCCGTGACCACGGCGATGCCGAAGACGAACGCAGGCACGGTCACGCAGACGCCTCCGGCCACCACGGCGTGGACGCCCGAGAGCATCATGCGCCTCTCGCCCGCAGAGTTCCGAGCGAACGCCGCAGCCATCAAGGCCGCGCTCTCCACGCCTTGACATTCTGTCACCGGTAGGCTTACCGTAGGCGTGGGGGACATCCCCCACGCGCTCGGGGCAAGCTCCCGTAAAAAGCGACAGGCGCGGCAAACCTCGAACCTATCTAGGAGGCCACTATGGCCAACATCGACTTTGCCGCTCTTGACGGCAACGCCCGCGTCGCTGCGGTTCTCTACCAGTCCATCGTCCTGAAGCTCGCCGACACCGGAAGCCTCCGCAATGCCCCGTGCTTCCTCAACGTCGGGTCGGTCAACGGCACCGGCAGCGACAGCATCCAGGTGCCCGTGGTCGGCCTCAACGGGACCGACATCATGAGCGCCCCCGGCGACGGCGTGAGCGTCTCGAACACGTCGATCACCTCGTCGGCCGCTACGGTCGTCGTGGCTCGTCAGGCGCTGCGCTACGACCTCACGGACCTCGCTCGCGTGAGCAACTCCGTGCCGGGCGGCGTGGACCTCGAGGGTCTGTCCAACGCGATGGTGTCGGCCTTCAACGGCCGTTTCAACCAGCTCGCGTGCAACCTGTCCTCGGGCTTCTCCACGCAGGTCGGCAGCACGGGCGTGGACATGACCACGGACACAATGTACAGCGCGATCTTCGCGCTGCAGTTGCAGAGCGTGATGGGCGAGTACGATGTCGTGCTTCATCCCCAACAGTACAATGACCTGATGTCGAGCCTCCGCGCGGAGACGGGCCCGGGTCAGTACATCGCGGCGAACCAGGAGCAGACCAGCGCGCTCGGCTCGTCCTACAAGGGCAAGCTCTTCGGCGTGAACGTCCACGTGTCGTCCTACATCCCGACCGCAAACGCGGGCGCGGACTACCGCGGCATGATGCTTGGAAACGGCGCGATCGCCTACGCCCTCGGCACCCCGGCGCCCATCGCGGCGGCGGGCGGCGTCATCATCCCGGCCGGCGCCCCCGTGGCGGTCGAGTGGGAGCGTGACGCGGCCTCCGGACTCACGAAGGTGATCGGCAGTTCGTTCCTCGGCGTCTCCGAGCTCCAAGACCTCAAGGGCGTTGGGATCGTCAGCGACCTGTGATGGTCTGCTAGGCTCTGCCTAGCGCCGAGGCGTGTCCGTGCTTATGGTACGGGCACGCCTTCGTGCGTAAGGAGAAACAACAGATGGCAGCGAACTTCGGAACGGCAGACGGCGGCAACTTTGCAGCACAGCCGGCGTCTCGCCCGGCTGGAATGGCGACCCTGCTCAACCTGCCGAGCAACGCGGCGTGGTGGTACACGCATCATCCGGCGCACTGGCAGTGCGTGGACGGCGAGTGGCTCCCCGACCTCGGGCAGATGCTGGCTATCCCCGGGCTCAACCGCGTCGACAAGAATGGCGACACGGCGCTCACCGAGGTGCACCTCAACAAGAAGGGAGTCACCATCATCCCGTGGGAGGTCGAGCCAGGCGGCTACTGCATCCAGTACGCAGGCGCGAACGGTCCCGTGTTCCTCAGCAAGTGGGAGAAGCCGAAGCTCGTTGCGGGTCAGACGCGCATGACGGTGGACACCGAGGGCTATCGTGCCTTCCTTCGGCGCCTCGTCGCGGACGGCGTGATCAAGGTCCCCGACGCCGACTTCATCAACGTCATCATCGAGCGCCAGGAGCGCGTGGTGAGCGAGCACCAGACTCGCGCGCCGACGCATCCCGGCAGCGCGCTCGCG